TACGTGCATTTTAGGGATTGACAGGGGTGTTCTGTGGAGTATAACTACGTAGTAGTAGTAGACAAAGTTAAACATTTAAGTTAAACTTAATACAAGTAATAAATAATAAATAGTTAAACTATATAAAGAGTGTGTTAATAAAGTTACTGGACATAGGAAGAGTTTAACTTACTAAGTTTAACTATACAGTTTATAACTTAATATAAGTAATAATTAATAGATAGTTTAACTTAGAGAGTTTAACTATAGGGTTGACACTCTTCTTAATAGTTTGTACACTATCCATATGTAACACACATAAACTTGTATAAACATAAGTGTTACATTCCTGGTACGTGTTACAAACATATGTGTACACTCTCCTCATGTCTCCTCTCTCCTAACATGTAGTTTGCGACACGTACCCTTTTTATTAAGAAAAGTGTTGACAATGACTGTTAAACCCGTACAACTATATGCAGATGATAACATACTAGAAGAGTTTTACTCTGCTTTAGCTGACGGTAGTGCCAAGCGTATACGCCGTATTCATATCCCTCGTAGTGACGTGTTTTATGCCCGTGCAGCTATCGAGGCTGACACTGGGGTGCGGTACTCTCTGGATCACGTAGAGAGGGCGATGTACTTAGAGGGCATGTTATCTCGCAGTGATGTGTTAGACCCTGACAGGAAGAGACCTTATGGCGATTGAGTATAGAGGTGAGAAGTTTGAAGGTTACAACAAACCCAAGCGTACTCCCAAGCACCCTACCAAGTCCCACGCTGTACTTGCCAAAGAAGGTGACACCATTAAGCTCATCCGCTTTGGTGAACAGGGAGCATCCACAGCAGGCAAGCCTAAAGAGGGTGAATCTGATCGCATGAAACAGAAACGTGCATCCTTCAAAGCTAGACATGCTAAGAATATCAAGAAGGGTAAGCTATCTGCTGCGTACTGGGCAGATAAAGTAAAATGGTAAGCATAGGTACTCTTGGTGTTATGATGGTATGTATGTCTTCCTTAGCTGAGCATTGCCAGGTACTGACTAGTCCGTATGTGTTTAGCAGTGTGGAGGAGTGTGAGGCTTCTATCGTAGCTGAGGCACGTAAGATTAAACAAGAGTATAGTTACGCAACGATATTACCTACTTGTGTAGCTCTAAGCTACAATGGGGAGCCAGCATAATGGCAGCACCTAAGCCGACTAACATGAAACTGTATAACAAGGTCAAGGCTGAGGCTAAGAAGAAGTTTGACGTATGGCCCAGCGCTTATGCGTCTGCTTGGCTTACTAAGACTTACAAGGCACGTGGAGGTAAGTACAAAGGTACTACAGCTAACAAGGTTAAGAAGTAATGCCTGTACATAAAGTAAAAGGTGGCTATAAGTGGGGCAAGACTGGTAAAGTCTACAAGACTAAAGCAGCCGCTGAGAAACAAGGCAGAGCTATTCGTGCTAGTGGTTACTCTAAAGGTGGCTTAGGTAAGTGGTTTGGTGAAGAGTGGACAGACGTTAAGACAGGTAAGCCTTGTGGTAGGTCTAAGGGTGACGGTAGGGACTACCCAGCGTGTAGGCCAAAGGCAGTAGCTTCTAAGATAAGTAAGAAAGAAGCAGCAAAGAAAACTGGACCTAAGAAAGTTAAGTGGTCTACAACAGCATCAGGGAGAAAACGATCATGAAGTGTACATGTGGTAAAGGTGGTGAGTGCAACTGTGGTGGCGCTAAGATGAAGATGCCTAAGTCTAAGATGGCATACGGTGGTATGGCTAAGAAGAAGATGGGCTACAACAAAGGCGGTTACTGTGGTGCGTCTAACCCAGCAGAACGCCCAATGAAAAAGAGTAAGTAATGAAGTATTACCATAAATACCAAGAAGCACTGGAAGCTAAGGGCTACCGTGTAGATGAGCATGGTTACGTGTGGGACTCGCTGGGTAACCAGTCTGCTGGTGAAGATAACTACGGTAACGTACAGAGCAAAGACCCTAACGTTAATGCTATCTGTGAGGCAGCTGACATTGCAGCTACGCAGCCTAAGAAAGCTAAGAAAGCTACACCTCCAGCAGGTAAGAAACGTGCTCGTACATCTAATGGTCACTACATAGCAGATGATCCTAGCACACCAGAGAATGAAGCGTGGGTTGACGAGTAATGAGTATTACTTCGTATCCTAAAGTAATGACTATGGGTGGTGGCGTTGGCGACTATCCTTATTACATGCAGGTTGCACGAGGTCTTGTAGATGGGCACAAACGTTTATTTAAGTTTGGTCACAACTCTGAAATACAAAACGTAAGTGAAACTATATGGGATGCAGGTGGTGTCTATGTTTATCCTTCTAGTGCTGTAGCTATGACAGTAACTAGTGGTGCTGGTGCTACAGACAATGGTGTAGTTATTACGGTGCAGGGACTAGATAGTAACTACAATGAAGTATCAGAAGAAGTCACACTAGCAAGTACTGGCACAGCTACCACTACACAAACATTCTTAAGAGTATATCGTGCATTTGTGTCAGGTTCACAGGCTATAACAGCAAATACTACTATAGCTAACAGTGGTACAACATACGCACAGATTAACAATGGTGAGAACCAAACGCTTATGGCTTTGTGGACTGTACCTGCAGGTTACACAGCTTATTTATTATCTACTAAGATTACAGCCTTTACAGAGCAAAACAATAAGATTGCAACTATAAACGTTAATGCTCGTACAGAAAACGGTGTATTTCGTACAGCAGATAAGTTTGAGGTATTTGCTGCAGTTATTACACAAATGTATACATGTCCTACACCTTTTCCTGAAAAGACAGACATTGAGGTAAGGGCTATAGCAACTAGCCCTAATGCTGACCTAAGAGTTGCTGCAGGACTGGACATTATTTACATAGAGAATACTGCGCCATGATACCAGATAAAAAGAGAACCTTATCAGTAGAGCTTACTACATCTAATCAGGATGTTTATACTGCACCTGCTAGTTTTAGCGGTGATATTAATAGTATAATCGTATCTAATACTTCTGGTTCTAGCGTTACGTTTAGTCTAGACTGGTATGACGATTCAGCTACAGCATATCATACTATAGCAGAAACAGTTACGATGACTCCTAACTCTATCCTACAGATAACGGAATACCCTTTGTACCTAGAAAAGAATGACAAGATACGTGGTTTAGCTAGTTCTAATAGCTCTATTACAGTTACTGTATCCGCAGAAGAAAGATTCGTACCTGTTGCTTAGCTTTGCTATTGTAGGGTAGCGGGTATGCAAACTTAGTAGAGGTAAATAGCGCTAACATGAGTATAACTATGTAAGTCTAGTAATGGAGCTAGGCTAAACACATAGGAACATACCATGTACGCACTAATCGTTAAAACATTCACAGACTTTCTTGCAAGCTTACAGAAAGCACAACAAGCCCGTGCTGACTACTGGATTCTAACCAACATGTCAGACAAAGAATTACATGATATTGGCATTGCTCGTGGAGAGATACGCAATGTCGTAGCAGGAAGTTTCAAATAGTTAGGAGAGCTATTATGGAAAACGTTAAGATACCCTTAGCACTTGTAGCTGCTATGGCTGTACAGCTTGCTGGTGGTGTGTGGTGGGTATCTCAACAAGCTTCCACAATAGCAAACCTAGAAGAAACAGTAAGCCAGCTTGGCTCACGTATGGCTATCGAAGATAACGTCAATCTTAAGCGTGACGTATTAGATAATTCTATGGAGATAGACTACGTTTGGGGTGATGTAGAAGAGTTATGGGATGAGTTAGATGCTTTAACTCGTACTATCGCTAGGATCACTGAACTACAGCAGCGTGTAGCTATTATAGAGAATGAGTTAAAGTACATCAATCGAGACCATACAGAACTTATGGTTGAGTAGTTTTGCTTTGTGTACTAGCCTTTATCTCATTCAACCACGCATGGACTGAAAGTGGTAACAGGTTGTTTCAGTATTGTTACTACGACTGTGGCCTTAAGAAGAATGGCTTGTGGTACGACAGAGTGTACAGAGTAAGTTATAACTATGTATGCCCTATAGAGGTTAAGTTCAAATGATTGATCCCTTCACAGCTTTTGCTGCAGCACAGACAGCTGTATCCGCTATTAAGAAGGGTATTCAGTTAGGCAAGGACATTGGAGGTATCTCTAATGACTTAGCTAAGTTTGCTGGTGCTGTCTCTGATCTTAGTTTTGCACATAAGCAGTCAGAGAATCCACCTTGGTATGCTGTACTATTCGGTGGTAATGGTCCTAGTGCGATGGACATCTTCGCTAAGAAGAAACAAGCGGAGGCTCTACGTGCTGATATTAAACAGTATATCCAGTTTGCTTACGGGCAGAGCGCTTGGGAAGAGCTTCTCCACATTGAAGCGCAGGTACGTAAAGACCGTCAGAAAACTATGTATCGCAAGGCTGAGATTAAACAGACTATTGTTGAGTGGAGTCTTGGTATCTTGGTTGTGGTATCAGGCATTGGTGTTCTTGGCGTGGGGCTTTATTTCCTCGGAAAGCAGCAAAATAAATGGTAAGCTTAAGAAGTAACGGTAACTAAGGAATACATTATGGCTAGAGCACTAACAGAAAAGCAACAGCGCTTCCTAGAGGTACTCTTTGATGAGGCTAACGGTGATGCAGTAACAGCTAAGAAGCTTGCAGGTTATGACCCAGCTTCTAGCACATCAGCTATTGTTGAGGCTCTCAAGGATGAGATCGGTGAGAAGACACGTACTTACTTTGCACGTGTTGCTCCTAAAGCTGCTATGTCTATGGTAGGTGCTCTGTATGACCCTACTGAGCTAGGCATAAAAGAGAAGATGATTGCAGCTAAGGACTTGCTAGATCGTGCAGGACTTGGTAAGGTAGACAAAATAGACGTAACATCTGGCGGAGGCATCTTCTATCTGCCACCAAAAGAAGGTTCAAACGAATAATACCTGATAGAGACTTAGGGTTCTGGCAGTTACCATTACCTCCCAAGAACCACACAAAAGAATGGCATCCTATAGTTAAGATTGCTAATAAAGTACCGTTTGGCTACAGGGTAGATCCAGAGAACGACAGGGTGCTTTTACCTATTGAGTCAGAACTTGAGGCTTTAGAGCTTGCAAAGCGTCACCTTAAGCAGTATAGTTATCGTGCGGTAGCAGCCTGGCTAAGTAAAGAGACAGGTAGAACTATATCTTTTACAGGCCTAAAGAAAAGAATCGAAGTTGAGCAAAAACGTAGAAAAGCAATTACAATTAAGCGTAAGCTTGCCAAGTGGCTCGAAGAAACGCTTGACCAAATCGAAAAGCTCGAAAAAAAAGGCGCAGGAGCCTACACAGACCCTAACGAAAAGTATTGAGGAGCCTGTAGCTACTGTTATAGAGACTGTACCTGCACAAGTTAAAGCACCTGAGTATGATGTTGAGGAAGCTCAACAGATAGTATTCAAGCCTAACCCTGGCCCTCAGACATTATTCTTGAGTGCGTCAGAACGTGAGGTACTTTATGGTGGGGCAGCTGGTGGGGGTAAGAGCTACGCCATGTTGGCTGACCCTCTACATGGACTGAATGACCCTAACTTCTCAGGGTTGCTAGTCCGACATACTACGGAAGAACTAAGGGAACTAATACAAAAGAGTCAGGAGTTATACCCCCGTGCAATACCTGGTATTAAGTGGTCGGAACGTAAATCGCAATGGACTTCTCCTCAGGGTGGCAGACTTTGGATGTCTTATCTTGATAAAGACACGGATGTCACACGGTATCAAGGTCAGGCTTTTAACTGGATTGGATTCGATGAGCTTACGCAATGGTCTAGCCCTTACGCTTGGGATTATATGAGGTCTCGCTTGAGATCTGCACATGCTTCCAATCTTGGCCTATACATGAGAGCAACAACAAACCCCGGAGGAGCAGGACATGCTTGGGTTAAAAAGATGTTTATTGACCCTGCAATCGGTGGTAAGCCGTTCTGGGCAACTAATATCGAAACAGGTGACACGATTACTTTCCCTAAAGGGCATAGTAAAGAAGGTATGCCTCTATTTAAACGGCGCTTTATTCCAGCCTCTCTATTTGACAATCCGTACTTGGCTGACGCTGGCGACTATGAAGCAATGCTTCTCTCGCTTCCAGAGCATCAGCGCAAGCAGTTACTTGAAGGTAACTGGGACATTAATGAGGGTGCAGCTTTTCCAGAGTTTGACCGAAAGGTACATGTCGTGGACGCATTCGAAGTCCCTGACTCTTGGGCAAAGTTTAGGGCTTGCGATTACGGTTATGGTAGCTACACTGGTGTTCTGTGGTTTGCTGTAGCACCTGATGAGCAAGTCATTGTGTACCGTGAGATGTACGTCTCTAAAGTTACAGCTTCTGATTTAGCAGATTTAATACTTGAAGCAGAAGCAAAAGATGGTACAATAAGATACGGGGTGCTAGATAGTTCTTTATGGCACAACCGTGGCGACACTGGGCCTAGCTTGGCAGAGCAGATGAATATGAAAGGGTGTCGTTGGCGTCCGTCTGACAGGTCAAGAGGCTCACGTGTCGCAGGTAAGAACGAGATACATAGACGGTTAAAGGTGGATGAGTTCACTGAGAAGCCTCAACTCGTATTCATGGATAACTGTACAAACACTATTGCACAGATACCTAGTATTCCTCTGGACAAGCGGAACCCAGAAGATGTTGATACTCACGCAGAGGATCACTTATATGACGCTTTAAGATACGGTATTATGACACGTCCACGTAGCAGCATATGGGATTACAACCCAGCAAAACAACGCACTGGCTTTCAGGCTAGTGATCCATCATTCGGGTATTGATAATGGCAGAACAAGAAGAAATGTTTGAAACAGATGAAGTCGTAGCTGCAGAAGACAGTACTGACAGTATCTTTGAAACTAAATCAAGTGTAGTCTCTTTTGTTGAAGAGCGCTACAAACGTGCTGAGGATTCACGCTATGCAGATGAGGAGCGTTGGCTAAAAGCTTACCGTAACTATCGTGGCTTGTATGGTAAGGACGTACAGTTTACTGACACTGAGAAGTCTCGTGTATTTGTTAAGGTCACTAAGACTAAAACACTGGCAGCTTATGGTCAGATCGTAGACGTTTTATTCGGCAATAACAAGTTTCCTCTATCTGTAAATCCTTCTGTGCTTCCTGATGGTGTAGCTGAGTCGGTACACATTAACGTTGACCCTAATGCCGCTGCTGCTGGTGAAGCTTTAAAGCCTGTAACTCAGAAGGGTGCAGCAAAGCCTTATTTGCTTGATGGTAACACTAAGCTAGAGCCAGGTGAGACCCTCGCAGATCTCTCTAAACGTCTTGGCCCTCTGTCTAGTAAGCTAGAAGCTGTGTCAGATAAGATCATTGAGGGTGACGGTACTACCCCAACTACTGTAACATTTCATCCTGCTATGGTTGCAGCTAAGAAGATGGAAAAGAAGATCCATGACCAGCTTCAAGAGTCTGGCGCTTCTACACATCTACGTTCTATGGCATTCGAGATGGCTTTACTTGGCACAGGTGTCATGAAAGGCCCGTTTGCTGTAGATAAAGAATACCCCAACTGGAATGAGCAGGGTGAGTATGACCCTATTGTAAAGACTGTACCTGAGTGTAGCCACGTTTCTGTGTGGGACTTTTATCCTGACCCAGAAGCTAAGTCTATGAATGATGCAGAGTATGTTGTTCAACGTCATAAGATGTCTCGCACACAGCTACGCTCACTCAAGTCTCGCCCTTACTTTATGTCTGACTCAATCAGCATGGCTATTGATAAAGGCCCAAGCTACATTCAGAAGTACTGGGAAATGACTATGGAGGATGACGATACACAGCCAGCCTCTGAGCGTTGGGAAGTATTAGAGTTCTGGGGCTTTGTTGATACGTCTGTACTTGAACAGCATGGTGTGTCTATCCCCAAGGCACTTAAAGATTTAGATGAAGTAAACTGTAACGTGTGGATCTGTAATGGTGAGGTACTTCGCTTTGTACTTAATCCATTCAAACCTACACGTATCCCTTACTACTCCGTACCCTATGAGCATAACCCTTACTCCTTCTTTGGTGTAGGTATTGCTGAGAACATGGATGATACACAGACATTGATGAATGGCTTTATGCGTATGGCTATTGACAATGCTGCACT